TATTTGATTTTGTAAAGATTATGTTTACAAAACCTAATCAATACAAGAATGTAAAGAACTTTAATAAGAAGAGACATCACTTCATGATTAACAGATTTTTTGCTATTAAATATCCATCAAACGCACATTTATTTAATGTAAATGGAATTAATGGTAATGCTGTTATCGATAGCTGGCACATGGTATCTTCAAGATTTAGATCAGTTCCAGGATGGATATACACTAAAACTAAGAAGGCAGCACCAAAGCCTAAAAAATCAAAAAAAGAATATATACCTAAAGAAGAAACAATCAAATTCTTTTTACAAAGACATGAGATTGGAATGAGAGAATTCAATGATCTTAAGAAATTTAATCCTATTGAATTAAACGAAAGTTTATTGAAATTAGAAAATACAATGCAGGTATATTAATATGATTAGCTATTACGACTTTAATGAAGTGGTAACAGTCATCGACACCACTCTATTCAAATATAATTACATTGATAATAAAATTATCACACTGATAAAAAATCAATTAGATTATAGGGTTGTTAATGACGGATCTCTTTTAATTAGCAAAGATCAGCTAGATTTATTTCTAAAGAAAAATTTCCAAAACGATATTAATAGAATAAACGCAACGGGCTTTGAACAATTTCATAAGGAAGCTACTACTGTTTATTTTTTACATAAAATAATAAACGATTTTTTAAATCTAGAATACGTTAAAATAACAATCAATAAAAATAAATCCTACAGTAGACTATCCGAAATAGACGGTGTCAAAACCCTTAGATTTAATTTTAAAGTTTTAGCAGGCACTTTTAAATTATACGATATCTTTCAACAAAAGGAAGATCTTGATGAAATAAACAATACTTTAATTTCATTAGGCCTAATGAAGAAGAACGTGCCGTATGCTAGACATTATGCTTCTCATATATTTAATGCATTAGATTCTTTTGTAAGATCTAGGGAAGGATCGGATGGAAAAGAATTCGATACAGCGCTTGATCTCATGGATTGTATAGAATCAAAAATCCAGGATGATAATCCTAAGATATTATTAATCACTGATTACTAGCTTTCTTTAACGAATATATAGTCAAAAGATACTAGAAATTAAATGGTAACAGGATATACTGCAAACGAATACGGAGATCAGCTAATAGCGTCATTACAGGATCCTTTTCAGAATGTAATTAAGATTACTGACTGGGAAATTATAGCAGGTTTAACAACACCACAGACAAAGGGAAAGGTAATTGTTATTGCTGGCTCTCCCACGATACAAGGGATAGGTACAGATTTTACTTATCTTTCTAACGCAGATGAAATTGTATTAGGTAACAAAATATTTCAAGTTGAGAGTGTACCGGATGCATACACTTTGAAATTAACAACATCTCCTAATTTTTCTACACAGCCTTCGGGAATAGATTATTTTTTAGTTCCAGATCAAAGCAATAAATTTGACTATGAATTTAGATGGTCACAGACGGGAGGTTCTTTTTCTGAATTTACAGAATTAAATAAAACTTCAAATATTGGAGATTTGTTTAGTTTAGATTTTGATGGAAGTCTTCCTCTTTATTTAGATTTAAAGGCTGAGGTTTCTGCTCTTTCGGGAGGAAACTCGCTTTCTCTTATATCTATAACATATACAACCGAAACAACTGAAGGAATTGTAGAAGCGTGTCCTAATTTTTGTGTAGAATGTTTAGATCCATTCTCAATGGACGGATGTGCCAATATTATTGTAGAAGAATGTAACGACAATTTATTCAATCCATATAATCTAAGTAAGTCAACTAAGTTTGTTAAACAGATTTCAGGATTAGTAAATAACATATTTGGACACGAAGTTAATTATTTTAGAACTGAACCAGATATGAGGACAGAAGATGTTACTCTAATGGAATATAGTTTACATAATGTAGTGGATAATCAAACTATTAAGATTTTAGTTCCTGGAAATGAATTTCCGGAAGAAAGCATTACCTTTGATATATTTGGAATGGATTTCGCAGATTTTGAAATTCACATTACACAAGAAGAATTCGATAGAGCATTTGGAGAAAGAGATTCTAACGGAAATCTTATAAAAAGCAGATATCCTAGATCTAAAGACTATATGTATATTCCTATTATTAATAGAATGTACGAAGTTCATACTATAGCATTGGCCGATGAATTTAATAAAACTAATTCTTATTGGAGAGTAATGCTTAAGAAGTATCAAGAAAGAACTTCAGTATCTAAAAATGAATTTGATGCAGCCACTGACGTATTAACAACGGGCGTAGAAGAGATTTTCGGAGAAAGACAAAGAGAGGAGCAAGAAAAGGACACTAACCCTCAGCAATTTCAAACCGTACTTTCAGCATATAAGGATGGAATTAGAAAATTCTATAATAAATCACTAGATATTATAGATTTTGATCTTAAAAATAGATGGACCGTCGTTAGTAAGAATTATTATGATTTAAGTAAAATTGTAGAAAATGAAATAGCAATTGAATATGAAGAAAACTCTAGCCTTCAATTAGGTAAAAACATTGCATTTTCTGCATGGTTTAATCCTAGATTTTCTAGTGGAACAGGAGATCATTTTGTTATAGGAGATTCTACCGCACTAACCGGATTTAAAACATACATCAACGATACGGAATTCAAAATTATGGTAAATGGAAATACTACTACATTTAATCATGGCCTTAATCTATCTCAAAAATGGTATGGTTTTGTTTTAAATATTAGTAATGAATTTTCATCAATAAGTCTTAGCATATATACTATTAATGATGCAGGCCTTCCACAATCTTCTTCTGGTAAATTATTAGAAGAATTTAATGAAGTAAAACCATTGAATGAAGTATGGAATTCAAATAGTAAATTCCAATTAAGAGGAAATGGAATGTATATGACAAATATTAGAATATTCGATCAAATGATAGAAGAGGAACAAAGATCTAATATATTAAATCAATACATAGTTAGAGATAATCAATTGTCAAGGGTGATAGACAATGCAATACCGAGTATAGGTTTTCAGAAATTTAAGCACACCAAGTAATTAGGATAAATATCCTATAAAACTAAAACTTATGTCAGAAGAAAAGAAATCAATAAAAGACCAGGCTGAAGATATTAGAAAAGAGCTTGATGAACTTATTGGCGAAAGTGTAGATATAACTGAAACCACGGACACAGATCCTGGGTTTCTTCCTATTCAACCTAAAGAAGTTCTACCTTCTTTTGGAGAATTAAAAAATAGATCTTCTAAAACAGCTAAAAAAACAATAACCGCCCTTATGAAATTTTATCTTGCAGAAGATATTATTGAAAAGGACGAATATATTGCAGCTAAGAAAAAGATGGATGAAATGACAATGTCATCTCTCGTTTATCAATTACAGGCCGGTGAAAGAGCCCTTACAACTCTATTAGAAACTATAGAAGATGGAGAACTAGCACCAAGAATGTTTGAAGTTCTTGCAACTCTACAAAAGTCAATGTTAGATATTATTAAATCTCAAACAATGTATTTAATGGCAACTGAGGAAAGTGCTAAAAGAATTTCTAGAGATATAGAAATTTACAAAAAGAGAGATGATGTTAGAGAAATAGAAGAATCAGGAGGTTCCACTGGTGATTCTGCGGTTCAGAGAGGAACTAAAGACCTTATGAGAATGATTCGATCTGGTATTAATGATTCTGAGGTCGAAGATATCGAAGATGTAGAACCTAACGAAGAATAATAATGAGCGATTACGTAGGAGATAATATGTGGATTCCGAAAGGAGACAAAAGCGATCCTGGTCAAAAGCTAGTATGGTCAACTAAGAATGTTAATGACCTTTTAGTAGCACTAGATAAAGGATATCGTCCACAGGTTTCTATGCCATTTTATGAAGGTAAGCAGTTCTTACGTAAAGGTAATATTGTATTTGAATACACTGAAGAAGAAATTACAGAGTTAGCTAAATGCGCAAATGACATCGTTTATTTTGCAGAAAAATACGCAGTAGTAATGACGGATGAGGGTATTCAACAAGTAAAGCTTAGGGAATATCAGAAAGAATTATTACACGATTTTCAAAACGAAAGATTTAATATTGTTCTTGCTTCTAGACAAATGGGTAAAACCGTAACTGCTTCTATTTTTAACGCATGGTATTTGACCTTTAATTACGATAAGACAACTTTATTATTAGCTAATAAATCTGACTCAACGAAAGAAATTATAGATAAAGCAAAGGTAGTTATTGAAAACCTTCCTTTCTTTATGAAGCCTGGAATTATTAAATATGACGTAATGAACGTGCGTTCAGATAATGGGTGTAGATTAGTTGGACAGTCAACTACTGCAAAATCAGGTATTGGATTTACAATTCATAATTTATATCTTGATGAGTTTGCTCACGTCCATCCAACAATAGTAAATTCATTCTATGAAAACGTATATCCAACGCTCTCAGCTTCAAAGGTATCGAGAATTAACATCACTTCAACTCCAAATGGTTTTAATAAGTTCTATGAAATATACGCAGCTGCCGAAAGAGGAGATAATGAATATAAAGCTACGAGGATCGATTGGTGGCAACACCCTGACAGAAATGATGAGTGGTATAAAAGAGAACTTGGAAATTTAGGTTCTGAAGAAGCGTTCAATAGACAATATGGAAATGAATTCGTAAGTTCTTCTAATCTATTATTAAGCCCAATGGTTATGAAAACCATGAGAAAGAATTCACATGAATTTGTATGGCACGATTTAGAAGATTTTGAAAATATACAAATAGACACTAAAGGATTCCTAGGATTTCATAAAGATTTTGATCCTGAAGAAGCAAGGGACTCTCAGCGATTCTTTTTGTTTTCAGTAGACATTGCAGAAGGCAACGGAGGTGATTACTCGGTAATTAATATTTTTGAAGTAGAACCAATGGAAGATAAAGATATAATTGATTCTGTGACACCCGGTGCAATGTATGATTTTTTTAGATTAAATCAAGTTGCAGTGTTTAGGTCTAACGAACACGTAATTGAAGATTTTGCAAAAGTATTATATACGCTAGGTGTTGAAATATTTAATCCTGAGAATATTAAGATGATTATAGAATTTAATACGTACGGTTCTATTCTATTAAAATATCTACAAACAGTTTACCCTTCTAGAAATGAATTTGAAGACGAGATGGTTTTAAGATTTAAACATAGACACGATTCAAGAGCATTAAAACCAGGTATAAAATTAAAAGCCGATAATAAATCTGTATTTTGTCAAAACTTTAAAAAATTAATTGAAAATAATAGAATAAAAATTAATGACACAGAGACAGTAAATGAAGCTAGTTTATTCGGTAGTCTTAGAAATGGCAGTTATGGTGCACAGATGGGAAATGACGATATAATTATGACCGGAATTACTGCTACGGAATTTTTTGGAACTACAGACTATGCAGACTACATCGAAGAACTTTTAGATTTTATAGACAAAGAAAAGTACGAATTAATGGAAAAAATACTATATCAGCAAAATGATTCAGCAGGAGATATGCAATATGATATTTATGACCTGATATAGAGTAAAATCCAAAATTACACGGATATATAGATTAAATAAAAAAATAAAATTAAATAACTATGGCACTAAGTCCTCAATTATTACAATTCAAGAGTTCAGGCGTTTACAGATTAGAATTTGATAAATCTCAAACAGCTAACATTGACGTATCTACTCTTAGACTGGTTGTTGGTCACTCAAGAAAAGGACCTTATAATACACCAGTATTAATCGAAAACGTTGAAGCTTTCATTCAAGTGTATGGAAACATTGACAAGTCGTTAGAGAAAAAAGGAATGTTCTTTCATAGATCAGCACAGGCTGCTCTTTCAAGAGGTCCTATCTTAGCTCTTAACCTTGCAGGTTTTGATTCAAATGATGTAGCTTCAGCTATACAAGTTTCAACGAACGGATCTTACTCTACTGAAGCAGTGATGGAAAGACCAGCTGGAAATACATGGGTAGCAGGAGATGCTATTCCTGGTACTGGATCACCTGAACAGGCTCCATTAGCAACTTCTATTTCAGATGCGGCACCAGCTACACTTTCAGTAGACGGTTTAACTTTAACATTAGCAGGTGTAGATTTAACATCTAGCCTACAAGGTACTTTCTATTTACTTTCAGATGCAGGTAGCGAACCTCATATCGCAGCAAGTGCTCAATTTGACGGTACCGATACTGTGATTACAGCAGCAGCTATTATTAATTCAAATCATGAAGATACTTCAACTAGCTTTAATATTTATGATATGGCATCGACTATCGCTGAAGTATTACCAGACACATACTCAGAAGCTGATGTAACTGCAGACTTTACTGTTGCAACATATCCTGAATTAGGTCATCAAACTGGAGACTATCCTTATGCTAGTTTCTTTGACACTGACAAATTTATGATTCCTTCTGATGAAAAGGTATTACAAACTTTAAATGCAGGTCCAGATTATACTGATCCTAATCAGGTATTAAACTTTGTAAACATCAAACAAACACCTATCACAGTTTTTTCAAGAAAAGCTCAAGATACTGCAGGATTTGATATTACTGCAAGAGAATGGTATGGTGAAGGAAATGTTCCAGCATATTTAAATGACAAAGATTTAATGTCAGATTACATGATAGATGTATTTGTATTCAAAGGTTCTTTTGATGCAGCTGCAATGGATACGGACCCAGTTTACGGATATTACTTTGATAGTAAAGGTTTAAGAAAAGATTTATTAGAACAATTTGCAAACTTAAGACAAGTTGAAATGATAGGTTCTTATACTGGTTCTATGCTTCCAGGTTTTAAAGACTTAGAAGGAAGAAACATGTATGTTGAAACAATGATTAACGCTGAAGCTAGAAGAACAGGTTTATTCTGTGCAATCGATGAAATTTCAGTAACTGATGAATCAGCTGAAACTCCAATTGATTTAGTTGGACACACATTCAATGAAGGTGCACAAGATCAAGTGGTATTATCATATGATATTCAAAACAGATCTCACGCAGTAGATATGACAGATGTTGTATATTCTGCAAATGGAACAGATGCAGTCTTTACATATAGTGGAGCTGGTAGCTTTTCACCTGAATTCAAAAAAGGAAACTACTTTAGAAGTGGAGACAGATTAGTTTTAATTTCTCAAGTAATTAGATCTACTTCAGGTGCAAACACGGTTTATACTGTTAAATTAACTGAAGCTGCTCCAGTAGTATTTAATGGATTCTATGTAGAATCTTTAGAAGATGCAGCGGTTTCATACGCTCCATTTGTATTAAATGGCGCCGTGATTGAAGGAGAAACTATCAATTCATGTTTAGAAGCAATAAAAGTAGGAACAGGTTTAGCTACAGGTTTAGTAGATAAAGATGCAATCGACTTCAGATACATTGTTGATACATTCGCTTCTTTTGATGGACAACTAAGAAACAAAATACAATTATCTCAATTAGCAAAAGAAAGACAAAATGCGTCAGCTATCTTAAACGCTCCAATGATAAAGGACTTTAAAGCTTCGACTGACCCTTCATTTACTTCTTCTTTTGATGGATCATTCCAAACTTCATTTATTCCAGATGGAGGTAATTTAGATAAAAACCCAACATCACTATACACATTACCAAGTATCGCAGATGGTGCAAATTATGCATTCTACTACGGACCTGGTCTTATTGTAAGAGAAAATGGAAAAGACGTAATGGTTCCACCAGCTGCGTATGTATCTAATAATTACATAGACAAATACACAGACGCTTTACCATGGTCAATCGTTGCTGGTCCAAGAAGAGGTGTTGTTGCTGGAACTAATGTTGCAGGAGCTGAATACTCTTTTGACAAAGCAGACAGAGACATTCTAGAGCCATTCGGATATAACCCAATCGTATTCCAAAGAGGAGTTGGTTTAACTATCTTAGGAAATAAAACTGCACAGCAGTCTATTAAATCATCGCTATCTTCAGCTCACGTTAGAGAAGTGTTAATTTACATTCAAGATGCAATGGCAGATATTCTTAAAGATTACGTATTTGAATTTAATAATGCACAAACTCGTTTAGAAATAAAAACTCTAGCAGATTCATTAATGGAATCTATTAGACAAGATGGTGGTGTTTATGACTTTAAAAACGTAATGGACCAATCAAATAACACAGGTGAAGTAATTGATAACAACATAGGTATCATAGATACATTTGTTGAGCCAGTTAAAGGTTTAGAAATAGTTGTACATAGAACAACAATTCTAAATACTGGTGAAATTTCAACCGGAAACTTTAGTTAAAAAGATATATAATAAAAATAAAACATTAAAGACTTATGGCTTTACCACATTATTCACAAGATCAAACAAGCAAGGCGGGTAGACAGTTTGAACCAGTACAAGGAAACTTATTCGAGGTAACTATTTTACCTCCAGCTGGTGTAGCTGATGCACCCTTACTACTTCAACACGTTAACACAATTGGCGGGTTAGAATTATACAAAGAAGCAGGTACCGTCGAACAAAAATACAAGTTCTCAAAGAGATCTTATGCTGGTATGCCAGATGATACTTCACTTACAGTGTCTATCAATTTCTCTTTAAACTTAAATGACGCAAACCAAGCTTATTTATATAAAACAATGAGACAATGGTATAACTTAGCTTATAATCCACAAACTGGAGAAATGGGCTTAAAGAAAGATTATACTGGAACAATTGTAATCGTTCAATTTAACAGAGCTGGAGATATTTTCAGAACTGTTACTCTTGAAGATTGCTGGATTTCTTCTGGACTTCCATTCACTAACGACTTAAGTTATGAATCTCCAGAAGCTGCTGCGATGGATGTATCATGGAGATGTGATACCTTCAAAGAAGTATTAGCTTAATTTATTAAAACTAGGACGGTCTATATTCGGCCGTCCTATTTTTATGAAACAAAAATATAATATATTGATATAATAATATGTCCAGTAAATTAACAAAGAAATTACAGGTTTTACTCTCAGAGGAAGAGGTATTCATAATTAATAGGATTATCTTAAATGAAGCAATTGAAAATGGAGAAAGGCCGGTTTCGGTTTCTGCGTTCATTAGGGACCTGATTAGACAAGAAATAAACAAGAAAAGCGATCTTCAAAAGAGTTGGGATCGAAATAGAATTAAACAACTCAAATCTAAATAACAATTAAATGAGCGACGAAAACAAAAAAGAAGAAATTAATCTAGACGAGCAATATGAAAATATTGTAAAAGCTAGTGAAAATTCAGAAGTATCTGCAGAAGAGCCTAAAAATTTAGGAAAAGTAGATATGTCAAGATTTCAACCGCAAGAAGCAAAAGAGGCAGATTTCCATTTAGGTTATCATCCTGTTCCAGTAGACAGTTTACCGTCTGGTGGAATGTTCTATGCTCCTGATGTTGAAATATCTATTAGATCTGCTAAAGTTGCAGAAATTAGACACTTTTCAACAATGGATGAAACTAACATTTTAGACGTTGACGAAAAGCTGAATGCGATTGTAGAATCATGTTTAAGAATAACCTCTAAAAAGAAAAGACTTTCTTATAAAGATATTTTAGAAGAAGATAGATTTTTTATTATTTTAGCAATAAGAGATTTAACTTTTCCTGAGCCTGAAAATGGTTTAACTGTAAAATATCAAGATAAAAGAGGTGCTTCTCACGATGCAACAATCGATAAGAAATACTTTAAATACTTTACAATTCCAGAAGAATTAGACAAGTATTATGATCAAGATAAAAGAACCTTTATTATTGAAACAAAATCGTTTGGTAACATTGAAATGAGACCACCTACAATTGGACTTATGCAAAAGGTTACCAAATATATTAGAGAAAAGCAAGAAAAAGGTCTACAAGCAGATCAATCTTTAATACAACTTATTCCATATCTTTATAGCGATTGGAGAGGTTTTGATGATAAATCAATCTTTAACTTTGAAGTTGAATTAAATGGATGGAACAATAGAAAATATGCGTTAGTTTATAAGCTAGCCGAGAAAATGAAAGTCGGTATACAACCTGAAATGGTAGTGCCGCACGAGGATGACGAGGTCCTCGTTCCGATTAGCTTTCGTGACGGCATCAAATCTATTTTCCTTGTTCAAGATATCGCTGGAGAACTTCTTTAAGGTTAAGTTTTATATCTATAAACACCTTTCGATTCAACCATCGGAGCTTGAAGAAATGGAATATTATGAATTCCATTACATAGTTAAAGAACTTATAGAAATGATTAAGGCCGAAAACGAAGCCAACAAAGGACAAAATGAACAAACTGGCGAAATGATGAACAGTATGAAAATGCCAAAATTCGACATGCCAAAGTTCAGTATGCCTAAACTATAATTCTACAAAAGAGGTCCTTCACCGGACCTCTTTTTATTTAGATATATAGTAAAAGAAAATAACAATATATTGCGATGAAAAAAATCAAATCATATAATAATTTCGTAAATGAATCTCTTATTACTGAAGTGATAGATCCTATTACTTTAGCTTTTGCTATTGCAGGCGTAGGAATTGCATTTGGTCCTGAAATCATGAAAGCATACCGTTCTAGAAAAATTTCTAAAGCAGATATGAAAGATTTAAAGAAGATGCTATCTAAGGCTAAAGCTAAGGCAAAGAAATATGAAAGGCAGGGTCTAGACCATGATGCAGCAGAAGCTCAATCTGAAGTAGATCACATTGAAGCACGAATTGAGGATTTAAATAGAGAACTGGATTCTCATGCCGGAGTTATTAAAGATTTTGAAAAGGATAGAAAAACACAAAAGGAGCTTGAACAAGAGCTTAGTGGTGTTGATCCTGAAGTTTTAAAAAGAGCCATAAGAGACGCTAAGAAAGAAGCTTCGAAACTAAAATAAAAGGTCGCAATATTAAATGGCAAACCAAAACACCGATAAGGCGTTACTGGGATTCGCAATGAGTTCCAACTCGCTTCTTCAGAAGATAGAAGCAATAGAGAATCAAACCAAAGATACGTTATTTAGAATAGAAAGCGTTATGGTTAGTAGTTTCTCTGTTACGCAGGGTATTGCCGCAGGTCTTTCCGAAAACAATAAAATTCTAAAAGAAATAAAGGAAATAATTTCTAGAAAAAGTGAAGCTGAAAAGGCTAAATTTGGGGGTGGAGGTGGAATAAGTAAGCTCCTAGGATTAGGCGGATTTATAGCTCTCACCGGAATTGGTATGTTTGGTCTTGCAATGGCATTTCAAGAAGCAGGTAAAGTTACTCCACCTGCGATAGCATCAGGAGTTGCAATGTTTGTTGCCCTTGGAGTTATAGCGCGACTAATGGGTATGATAATAACAGATCCGGGCGGTGGAAGCATTTTTGGAAGTATTAAGGTGATGAGAACATTCACATTAACCATGGGAATGTCAATAGTAATGTTACTAGGTTTATCATATGCGCTGCAGGCCATGGCTCCAGTTGGAGGAGATAAATTAATAACAGCCCTAGCATTAGGAGCGGTTATTTATATAATGGGACAAACCTTTGTTCAATTAATAAAGGCGTGGGAATTCTCAGGTATCATGAACTTTATGCTTAATAAGAATAACACTGATGATATTATGAGAGCAATGTCACTGATGTCACTTCAGATGATAGCATTAGCATTTGCAATGAAATTGATGCCATCTGGCCTTAAGCCACAGGATGCATTCAACTTCGTAATTATAGCAGCGGCAATGATACCATTAGCAGTTGCATTAGTTGCAATGAGATTTGCTCTTCCAGCTATTGAAAAGATAAAGGTAAGCACTATTGCTAAAGCAGGTTTAGCAGTTGCGATGTTAGGATTGGCATTGGCTCCCGTCGCAATGGCAGCTAAATTAGTTGGTAAGGTAGGTATAACAGAAGCAGAAATACAAAGATTAGTAAATATTTCAATGGCACTTGCACCTTTAATCGCTATAATAGGTATCATGACAGCAATTATCAATTTTGCAAAAGAAGGTAGGGTTGGAAAAAACCAAGCGGGTCAAAATAATTCTCTACTTAAAATGGATAATTCCAGAAAGAGAAACCAAAAAATGAATATAAAAGGAGTCGGTATATTTGCCTTACAGGCTGTTGCTGTTTTAGCCGTATTGGCGTTAACTGCTTTAGCATTTAAATATGCAGCTCCAGCGTTGGTGCAGGCTGCAAGTGTTGCAAGGCAAATAGATACGATTGGAATCTTAAAATTTATGTTTACTATTGGAGGATTATTAATGATAGGTGGTCTTGTGATAGGAATGACAATGAAAATGCTAAAAGGTAAGGAAACATCTGAAAGAAGAGGGCTTGTACCTGGAATGGGAAGTAGTTCTCAAAAACCAGGTAAATTAGGTAAGAACGACTTAATAATGGCCGCAGTTCTATTACCATTAATTGCTATTTCTATGATAGGAGTTGCATACGCGTTTAAGTTACTTCCTTCATCTGTTAGCGATTTACCAGAAGGATTCTTAATGTTTTCAATTAAAGCAGGAATAGCTTTAATGATATTTGGAGCAGCGATGGCTATGACATTTAGTATAATGAGAGGAAAGAGTAAGGGACCTGGTTCCGGTATGTTTGGTTTAGGCGGAAGATCTAAGCCAGCTTCTTTAGGTTTCAAAGATGCTGTAATTGCCGCTATGATGATACCTTTAATCGCGATAGGAGTGTTAGCTACTGCATGGATATTTCAAGCATTACCTGGAACTTCAGAGGATACGGCCCCTGATGTAATGTGGGCATTAAAATCTGCAGTTGCAATAATGGTATTTGGCGGAACTCTTATGATTTTAGGTAAGCTAGCTAAGAGTTTTAAAATTAAAGAAACTTTAAAAGTATTATTAGTAGTTGCTCTAGCAGCGCTATCCATTCTTATGGTAGCGTTTGCATTTAGTTTAATGGCAGACATGCAATATGGAGATCCTCCTCCACTTCCTTGGTCAGTTGGAGTAGGAATAGCTTTATTTATATTAGGAGGTGTAATTTTAGCCCTCGGTGCCATAGCAATAGCAGTAACGCCCGTTGGAATTTTATTAGGAGCCCTTACAGTATTAGTTGGTGCAGCTGTGTTATACGCCGTTGCATGGATATTTACACAGATTGGTAAAATCGATGGTCTTAAAGAATCAGCACAGACAATTACTGACGTCCTATTTATGCCTTTTAATGCAATGGTAGATTTATTTAAGAGATTTAAAGACGAGATAGGAATTGAAAATATGGGAGGCCTTGCAGCGGGAATTGGTAAACTTGCCCTCGCTTGGTTAGGTTTAGGTGCAGCTCTTGCAGGATCTGCTGCAGGAGGAGTATTATCTTCAATTGGAGGATTAGCTTCAGCTGCATTTGACGGTTTAACTAAATTATTTGGAGGTAATGTTGAAATGAAACCTTCTGAATTACTAAGATTCCTTGTTAGGAATTCACAAACTCTACTTGTAACTGCAAACACTATGACAGCAATATCAACAGCATACAAGCAGATTGCATCTAGGTCTCAGGCATTTATAGAGGGAATCGCTCCTTTAGGAAGATTTGTTGAAAGACTGGGAAGTGAAACAGGTGTCACTGCCGCTATGACATTTAGCAGCTTTTCAAAATCTTTTAAAAGTTATGCAGACGCAAATAATGGATTAGATATAACTAAGGTTGAGGCGACTACTAAAATGTTTAACGCATTAGCAGATCTTGCTAAAAATAACGGTGAAAACGCAATGAAGGTTCTTGCAGATAGTTTATTAGCAGCTGTTGCACAACTTTCAGATGCAGTTGCCGACTTAGATAAAGCAGTAGATAAACAAGGAGAAGCTACATCTGGCGTTGGTGACGTAATCAGCGGAGCAATTGGCAAAATGAAAGAAATAGTTACTGGTAAAACTAAAGAAATAGAAGCTAATACACCAGGTGGAGGATCTACAATGGACGACGTTGTAGAAGCTATCGAAGCTCTTGAAGATACATTAACAGGTTCAGGTATTAAACTCAGACAGTCTTCATACTAACTGAAACATTTACATTTTACTTTATATAAATAATAGTTCTTTGACAACTATACTTTAAAAATAAAAAACAAGTATATGGAAACAACTATTATTACATTCGGTTTGGGTGTGGTGCTAACGTTAATTGTTTTAGCGATAGTGTCATTGCTTAAGTCAAATAAAAAAATCAGTGAATTAGATTCGTTGGTTAATTACATTGAAAACGATCTACAACAAAGAATCGATGGAGTTGAAAGACTCGTGGATGAATCATATCATGATTTAGACAGAAGATTAGATTCTAGAGTAGATAGAACTATTTCTCAATTTGAGAAAGAGATAGAAGAAATGGATTTAAGATTAGATAAAATCATTGATAGTTTTAATCTTCAAAAATCCTTAGAAAAGGAAAACATTCCTAATTAATTTAAATAAATAAACATTAACTCATAGTTGTTGAAGAATAGGAGAAGTGGCAGAGTGGTCGAATGCACTGGTCTTGAAAACCAGCGAACTTCACGGTTCCAGGGGTTCGAATCCCTTCTTCTCCGCAAATTGGCCTGGTAGTTCAGCTGGTTAGAATGCATGCCTGTCACGCATGAGGTCGCGAGTTCGAGTCTCGTCCAGGCCGCCACTCAAAGCACATGAAACATTGTGCTTTTAGGGGGTATAACTAATATCGAAAACAATTTAAAATGAGAAAAGTACACAGAGGTAGTCGAGGAATGGTTGCTGGAGTATGTGATGGTTTAGGATATTACTTTGGAATTGATCCACTGATATTTAGACTTTTATTCACATTAGCATTCTTTACACCTACAATTCCAGCAATATTAATATACATTATATTTTGGATAGTAATACCAGCAAATAAAAAAACAAAAGCAAATGACAAGAGCGCAAATAGTTCAAAAACTACTAGACGAAAATAAGATAACAACAGCAGAAGCTGTAGTTCTTCTTACACCAGAAGATTCATACACTCGTCCTACAACTTATTTACCTTACCAACCACAACGAGGAACAGATCCTTATTGGTTTACAACTTCGACACATGATAACGCCTAACTACACCTTTAACGCAAAACTAATTAGAGTAGTAGACGGAGATACCGTATGGGCACATGTAGATTTAGGATTTGATATTTGGAAAAAAGTAAACGTTAGATTACATGGAATTGATGCTCCTGAAACTAGAACAAGAGATCTTGAAGAGAAAAAACAAGGATTAAAAACGAAAGAAAGGTTGATAGAACTGTTAGAAGAAAACAACAATGAATTCGTAATAGTCTCTAAAGAAGTGGATAAATATGGTAGAGCTCTTGGAGAACTTTACACTAAATATCATGATGTTCATGTTTCAGAAAATGAAACTAGACCAATATCAATTAGTTTAAATCAAGTTTTAATAAATGAAGGTTTAGCAGATCCGTACAATGGAGGAAAAAGAAATTAAAATCATATAATTATTTAAATGGAAATTAATAAATTTAACATCGATGGTCTTATAGAGTTTAGACCAACTATTATTTATGACGAAAGAGGACAGTTTGTAGAAACTTATAAAGAATCTTTATTTAAACAACATGGGCTTTCTGAAAAATTCGTTCAGGATAATCAGTCTATTTCTAAAAAAGGAACTTTTAGAGGAATTCACCTACAAACAGGTAAGAGTGCACAGGGTAAATTAGTTAGAGTTACTAAGGGATCTGCTATTGATTTCGCAGTAGATTTAAGGCCAGGTTCTAAAACTTACGGAAAATTTGTCAATATTCTATTAACGTCAAATTCTGGAAATCAATTTTGGATTCCAGCAGGTTTTGGTCATGCGTTTCTAGCCCTTGAGGACGATACTATTTTCTCTTATAAATGTACTAAAGAATATGATAAAAGTTCAGAGGAGTGCATCCTATGGTCCGACAAAGATATAGATTTAACTATCGATCCAGGTTTATTAATTCAACATGAAATAGGTCATATTTTAGTTTCATCTAAGGATCAGAACGGAATAACACTTAAAGAATATACTAAAAAACATGCGCAGCCTGTTTAAAAGAATTAAGAGAGTAATAGATTTCTTACCCATTATCTGGAAAGGATATGATTGGGATTATAGATACGCAATTGAATTATTTCAATATCAATTAAGTAGAACCGCAGATTCGATAGAAAAAGGAGGTTATCAAGTAGGCAGAGAAAACACAGCTAATAAAATTAGAACCGCTGTGAAATTAATGGATAAAGTCTATGATGAAGAATATTTATTAGAATATATTTCAAAAATCGAAGAAAAATATGGTAAATCCTATTTTGAATTTGAAGAGTTAGATAGGTTAGATGTAAACGGAGATCCATATTACGAAATGGTTGAAAAGTGGAAAATCGATTACACTAAAGATCAGTTATCAATAATTGAACAAGAGAAGAATGCAATGATGTGGGAATCCAGGGCTAAGCAGAAAAAAGCACATAGACTATTATGGAATTATATAGAGCATAATATTCAAAGATGGTGGGATTAAAATAATTTGAAAATAATTGCCTAAATATTTTTTTATCTCAGATATTTTGCTTATATTAGTATAGTAATAATCAATAAAGCAAAAAACATGTCACTTAATTTAAACGTAGAAAAAGCTTGGGTAACCTTCTTAAATGATGGTTGGGAAAGCGTTTGGCATCCAGTAACAGACGTTCTTGGAAACCATTTAGACTGGTCAGACGAAATCATGGACCATTGTAGAAAACAATTTAATGACTCTGACAATTGGGTTAGTTTTGGAATCGCTCCTACTTCTCAAATGTTAATTAAAAACTCAGTAAGAGATAACCTTTAAAAATATAAAAATGAAAACAGTAATTTTCGATTTAGATGGAACTCTCGCTCTTATCGACGATAGGAGAGCTATTTCCACAAAAGATAATGGTAAAATGGATTGGGACACTTTCTTCGATCCAGCAAACATTCAATTAGATAAACCGAATTGGCCAGTTATTCACATGGCACGACTTCTTAAAAAAGATGGACATCGTGTTGTAATTTTTAGTGGAAGATCTAAAGCTACTAAAGACGCAACGAAAGATTGGTTAAACGATCTTGATATTCCATTTGATGTTTTAAAGATGCGACCAACTGCTGGAGGTTTTAAGTTTATGAAAGATGATGTATTAAAGAAAAAGTGGCTTGATGATTTATTTCCAAATACAGACGATATTACATGTGTCTTTGATGATAGAGATAAAGTAGTTCAAATGTGGAGAGATAACGGTATCACTTGCTTTCAAGTAGCTGACGGTAATTTTTAAAATAAAAGATATGAAATTCAAAGATTTAAAATTTAAGAAGCAACATCACGGTGGCATAGGAGCTACCGCAAAGTTCAAAGAAGTTACAGTGAGTATTCAAGCTGGTAGGTTTGTTTACAGTACTCCTCGAGAAGATGGCCTAGACTCTACGCAATACTCTTCTTTTGAAGTAGCTATATTTAAAAATTCTAAGGATGGCGGTTTTGTCACCGATCAGTTTTTAGATACTGGAGACGAAGTTGCTGGATGGACTTCTAAGAAAGATGTTGAAAAACTTTTACAAAAATTGAGATAATGGGAATAGAAGGATTATTTTTAACAATTTTCTTAGGAGCATTTGCATTCGTAATGGGATGGATGAAAGGATGTGAAGACGAGCAATCGAGAATTAGAGAAGCTTTCAGGTCAGAAGAATATGACTATGAAGGCTTCTTTAACGTTCTTGAAAAATATGAAGAGGAGAAGGAAGCCGCTAAACAATGGGCTAAGTTTAATAAAAAAAGAAAAAAAAATCAAAAATAAACAGCCTAGAATTTTTTTATCTCAGAAATTTTGCTTATATTAGTAGAGTAATAATTAATAAAAGAAACCATTATGGCAGAATTAAAAAATAAACAATATATGTTCACCTTTGAAGGTGGAGGTTGGAACACAGTGTGGGCCAAAACTAAACGAGGTGCAATTAAAGCCGCTCTTAAAGAATACAAAGATTCAGATTCTTTGAATCCTCGTATTGATTCTTTTCATAAAGCTACCGAAGAAGGTCTTCGAAGTGCAATGTCTCTTTTCTACTAAAATAATAAAAATGAATAAATTACAATCACTTAAATGCGTTGAAGTAACTTCACAGACGCAAGCCGACAATGGAACTATTTGTTACCATGATCCTATCACGAATACTGACTATCTTTCATATGAAAGTGGATATATTCGTAGAGCATACACTCGAAATTACAAAAATTATAAAGGATATGGATGGTCTCATCGAACAATTTATCAGTTAAATCCTACTAGGAAAGCATTCTATGAATATAGAGGAAGCTCATATCCCTGCACTGAAAGAATCATGATCAAAGATCCAAGTGAGCGTTTAGACAGACTTGCAAAGGCTGTAGTTAATTATAGAAAAACCCTTAGCAAGAATGCGTAAACTAAAAAACACACTTAAGCAGATTGATAGCGTAGACATCGTTTTAATTACTGCGTTTGGACTTTATATGATTCTACTTATTTCTAACCTTTTAAAAATGGTAAACTAATGAGATATACTGTAACATTTGAAGTATACATTGATGCAGATAACGATAAACATGCTCTTTCAAAGGGTGAACTTATAGCTGACAATCAAGAAAATAAATACGGACAATCATGGGACGTAACACAATTACACCAAACTCCTTTCGCTTCTCTTAATACAAAGAAAGTAGATATTCAAAAAATTAGAACGGAGCAAATGATTAAATTAATAGAAGAAGATCCATTACCATTTTAAGATGATAACATATTTGACAATAGGTTTTATTTACTCATTTATTATGCATCTCTTATGGGACTATAATAAAAGGAATGATAAAGATTTTGAAATTAAAAAATGGACCCTGTGGGAGTCACTAGTTCTAGCTCTAACATGGCCCATCTATCTGGGATATTTTATATGGTCATTTATAGATTCATTTTTTAATAATTCTAATGAGTAAACTTTTTTCAAATAGACAGTATAAATTATAATGAAAATAGACTTTTATACACAAATAGGCCAATTTCTAATTTTACCAACTGTTAAGATAACTTTTGATAAAACACTAAACGGATATTACGAATTAATATTCGCATGGGGAAGTTGGGGTATTTCAATCTCATTTTAAACTATGCCAGAATTAGCAGAACTTAAATTTACAGCAGATTACGTTAACACTGTTTCCGAAGGAATAAAATACGTTAATGTAGTCAAAAATCCAGAACATAAATGTGAAGATCTAGATATTCCATTTGATTTTTTTAAAATTAAAGCAGAATCCAAGGGCAAGGAAATGGTTTTAGTTATTCAGGATAATGATTCTGATAAATTTATTCCGATTAGGATGACAATGGGAATGAGCGGATATTTTAAAGTTACGAATACAGGACAAGAGCCTAAACATTCTCATTTAAAATTTCATAGAAAAGATGGAACTACACTCTCCTTTGTAGATGTACGTAGATTTGGTAAATGGAAGCAAGGGTTGTGGTGGAATGATACACGAGGGGAGGATCCAACGACCTCCTTTGATTCTTTTTGGAAAGATATAATGACTAATCTAACGTCAAGGGCTTTCAAGAAACCACTCTATGAAGTCCTGATGAACCAAAAATATTTTAATGGAATAGGCAATTACCTAAGAGCAGAGATTATTTATAGAGCAGGTGACGTAGATCCTTTCTTACCAGCTGCATGGCAACTTGCCAAATATCCTAAAATCTTAGAACTTTGTCGAGATATTCCAATGTTGGCATACGCAAAGGGAGGAGGAAGTATTAGAGATTGGGATAATCCATTTGGACAAAATGCTGTTCAAGAAAAATTCATGCTTTGTTATGGAAACTCTAGTATGTCAAAAAGGAAAGATTCAAATGGAAGAACCTTTTGGTATGATCCAAAATGGGATAATGTTCCTACAAGTAGAGACGATTTAAAGGAATATTTACATGGCAATAGAAGCTAAGAAGTGGTTAGACGAAAACGAATGGCCAGATAATAATATAGACAGTGATGCATTTTCTCATTACACTAAAATGAGCAGTATCATGGAACAATACGCCAGAGAATATCATGCTAAGAAATTAGAAGAAGCTCGAAAAAAAGAAGTAACACAATTTAAAAAGTTCTTATGAAAAAACTAGAACGCATGCAAAACTTAATCGTCGTTGGACATCCGGACAAAAAATCATTTTGCTATAACGGAATTTTTAAAACAATCCAAGAATCTCTATTAGACAGCGATTACCTAAATGAAATACAGGTAATAGATTTATATAGAGATGATTTTTCTCAGCCAAGAAAAGATCTTATTAAAGAATATCAAGACGCTGTAACATGGGCAGATAGAATCTACTTCGTATCTCCTGTTTGGTGGTTTAGATTAACTCCTAGAATGGAAATATTCTTTGACGAAGTATTTACACCAGGATTTGCATATAAATTTATGCCATTATTTGGAAATTATGCATATCCGAAACCATTTTTAAGCGACAAAAAGGTAAGGACATATATAACCCACGGCGCTCCTTCATTACCAGTGAGAACCCTTTATTTAAATTCAGTTAAACTACGCCTAGTGATGGGAGTATTTACATTTGTATTCGGATGGAATATTTCAAGATGGTTAAAGACAAAACAATTTTGGTCAGTTCCTTTCGTAAGCGATACAAAAAGAAAGAAATATTTAGATAGAGTTAAAAAAGATATTAGGAGAGATCTTAAAAAACATCAAACATTACCTACGCAGCATGAAAACATATAGACCCACAAAAGAAATGAGAACTAATCCACTTTCCCTACAGGACGGAGGATCCATAGTAACAGTGATTTACGATGGTTACGTTGTTGAATTTACAAACATCAAATCTCCTTATTCGTATATTTCTTCTATTCGCTTTCGAAAGCGCAATGATATTACTCTTAGAGGTTTTTTAATAAACGGTGAAGAATATGACATGTGTGGTGGTAATAAAGAAACAAAAATAAATAAATCAATATAATATTATATGAAAAATGTATTAATCACAGGAGGTGCCGGATTTGTTGGAAGCAATCTTATTAAGCACCTAAAGGAAGCATATCCAGAAATAAAAATAACATCTTTAGATAATTACTTCACAGGAAAAGAAGAAAACCACGTTTCAGGTGTAACTTATTATAGAGGACATACATGGGAAGCAGATTCTATCTTTGAAAAATTAGCAGAAGACGATTATTTCGACACTGTTTTTCATTTTGGAGAATATAGTAGAATTGTTCAATCGTTTGAGGACATTGATTTTGTTCACAGGTCTATTTTATCTGGAACACCCGTTATTTTAGAATTATGTAGAAAATGGAATTCAAAATTAATTTATTCTGCGTCTTCTTCTAAATTTGGTAATAATGGTGAAGATGAAAATCTTTCTCCTTACGCTTGGATGAAGTCTAAGATGGTAGAATTAATTAAAAACTACAATACATGGTATGATTTACAATATGAAATCTGCTACTTCTTTAACGTATATGGACCTGGTCAAATTATGTCAGGTGACTATGCAACCGTGGTGGGTATCTTTGAAAGACAATTTAAAGCGGGTCAAAAATGTACAGTAGTTTCTCCTGGAAATCAAAGTAGAGATTTTACTCACGTAGAAGACGTAGTAAGAGCACTAGGCATAGCAGCTCAAAGAAAAGATAATCATGAATGGCACTTAAGAAGTGGTGTAAATACTACAATGATTGATTTAGCAGAAATGTATGGCGATTGGGAAATGATTCCTGAAAGAAGAGGTGAAAGGTTTACAAGTGAAGACTTTCCATCTGACACTGAAGAAAAATTAGGATGGACTCCTAAATGGAAATTAGAAGATTGGGTAAAATTAGTAACAACGCAAGAAGAAATTAATGCATAAAAGAAGTAAATTAGTATTAGTAGGTAAAGCAGCTGCGGGTAAAGATTATTTAAGAACTCGTTATGAAAATAGAGGATTTGTATTTGGAGTTTCATACACTACTCGTCCACCAAGAAAAAAGGCGAATGAGAAGGAAGGAATAGATTATTATTTCGTAAATGAAGAATCATTTAAGAAAATGATCGAAGAAGACAGGTTTGTAGAATATCAAAAATTTAATGGATGGTATTATGGAATTACTAAAGAAGAATTCGAAAGATGTGATATTATGATTTTAAATGCAGAAGCCATTGAACTATTAAGCGAAGAATATAGAAACAGATGTTTTGTAACGTATATAGATATTCCAATTGAAGTAAGAAGGTCTAGAATCATTGAAAGAAATGATCCAGATGATAATTTTGAGAGAAGAATTCAAGCAGATGAAGAACAATTTAGAAACTTTTTGGATTTTGATTGTAGAATAACTAACCACAACTTTTAAAAATAAAATAAATAAATAATAAAATGGCAGATTTAAAGATGAACTTATCACAATTAGAATCTAAGAAAGAAGAACTCATTAAAGAAATTGAAGTTACTTCTAAAGAAATATCTAATAAAACCTATGATATTGATTTTGTAACTAATTCAAATATTAGTAAGACATTAACCCACCTAGATAAAAATTATAAATGGACAATAAAGAATGCAGCCCTTGTAATTAATCTTTACGAAGAATTAAAGGCTGAAAAAACAAGAATTTCTAAGGAAGGTTCTGATGCAATAGTTTCTTTAAAAACAGTTCCATTAAACACACTATATTCAGCATTAACAACACTTGAAGGAACTGGAGTTGGTCAAGCAAAGGCATTCACAACTCTTTTAACTCAAGTTGGTAATAATATTAGTGAAGCAATGAAAAATATGCAAGATGCTAATAAAGAAATACAATCTCTTCATGTTTCTTTAGCTGAAGTAGAATCTAAAATTGAAGAGATGAATGTAGAAACAGTAACACCGGATGAAGTTAGCAAGTAAATCTAAAAATAGACTAGAACTTCTTGATGTAATTCAAGAGGGTGTAAATGTCGAAGATACTTCTTTATCTATCGATAAAATCAAACAAAATTCCTATCCTTCTCTTTTAGAAAGTGTTAGCAGATGGGTATCAGATAAAAAGGGTTTTAGTGGAGGTCTTGCAAAAGAAAAGGCCAAAACAATGATTAAGTTTGAAAGTAGTAAAACGACAGGTGCAAGAAACATGCATTTTATGGGAACTTCTAATAAACCAACACTTACTGTCGATAGCGCAGGTATAAAGGTTGCCATTGAATTTGTAAAAGGAAGTAGAGGATCTGATCTTAGAGAAGCAATAGGTCAATCTATGATTTATTCAACTGCGTATGACTTCGTACTATGCGTATTCATAGACGGAACAGAAGATGGAAGAATTAAAGGAGGATCTACTTCAATTACAGAGCACTATTTTTTAAACAACCTTTGGGATAATTTTAACGTTAAATTTACATTAGTGTAAATATGCAAATATTCGTAACATCGAACCAACAGTTCGGAAGACCTGGGGCTATCAAAAAATACGATAGACCCTTTTCGTCTCTTGAAGAGATGGATAAAACTTTAATAGAAAACTGGAATTTAACAGTTTCTGAAAATGACGTAGTATATGTCCTTGGTAATTTTGGATGGGATCCAACTACGGTTGAAAAATGTATAAATTCTTTAAATGGACATATTTATTTTATAGAAGGAGAATTTGATAAAGCCACTGTTGACGTAAGTATGCTCCCGAACGCAGAAAATAAAATTGAAGAAATAGGTCAAATTGATTTTATCGGAGAATTTGATACATGTTTAACATATTGGCCTTTATCTATCTGGCCAGGAAAGTACTTATTAACTGGACATCCTTCTAATAGAATAAAGACGAGCCCTTCTAAGAAAATTATAAATGTCTCATGTGACAAATGGTCATATAAACCGGTTAACATAAAATCTATCATAGGACTATTTGAAGAAAATAATTCTGAAAAAAATGAAAAAAAGTCTGTATAAATTTTTTTATCTCAGATATTTTGGTTATATTAGCCTAGTAATAATTAATTAAAAACCTAAAAAACATAATCTATGGCAAGTTACAAACAACTTACGGACAATTTCCTACAAACAAAATCAGACCAAGACTTCGCAAAACTATATAATAAAATCAAACCAGGCCTAACTTCTTATATTTACAAGATAGTTAAAGATTCAGAAATGGCAGAAGATATTGCTGTGAATACTTTAACTAAAATGTGGACTAAAATCGAACAATATAACCCTAGCTATGGAATTACAACTTGGCTATATCGTATTGCTTTTAATGATTCTTTAGGTTACATTAAAAAAAGAAACCAAACTACTTCTCTTAGTAAACTTGCAGAATATGGCGTAGAAGTAAATGAATCTGGCGCAATGTCAAGTAGTATTAAAGATCTTGTAAATGAATACGAAGAAATGACAGAACAAGATTATTTAGAAGAAGATAATGCCCTTCAAGAAAAATATAAAAAGACACTCGATGCAATGCAAAACTTAAAAGAAATGTATCGAGATATTCTCGTAGATAGAATGATTAATAATATGAAATATGATCAATTAGCTATTAAATACAATCTTCCTCTACAGACAATTAAAAATAGAATTCGAAGAGGTAAAGCTTTAATCGTTGAAGCCGTAGAAAAATAAATATGAAAGGAAGCACGAGATGCAAGAAGGAAGTAAGAATGAACCGGAGTTCGTGTTCTGTTATTGGGACGAATTTAAACCTAGCGTAGAAAAAAATGATAGTAGTAGTTTACAAAAAAAGCAAGACAGCAAAGAAGATGTTCATGAAAGTATTCGAGAACGAACCAACACCGGATCGAATAATAAACATGAACGCAAGAAAACCGTTGATTCCTAATGACTATGAAATAGTAGAATTGGGAATGGGATCAAGCTTTATTGAATTTTATAAACAAAAACATAACATTAAAAAACATGAATTGGCGTAATAATTTAGATGAATGGGATGAAGAGTTTTATGAAAATAAACCCAGGAAAAGTAAAAAATTACCTAAAATGAAAGATATTGAAAAGTCAATGGCCAGCAAAAAAAGAAGAAATAGTAAAAATAATTAACAAAATATTTTTTTATCTCAGAAATTTTGCTTATATTAGCTAAGTAATCAATCAATAAAAAAAATGAACCAACAAGAAACATCAATAGATAGATTAGTATCTAAGCCTGAAACCGCAACGGAAAAGGCGATAGACACTCTATTTTCTGTTTTATGTTCTTCTTCTAAAAGAAGCAAGAAGATAGTTTATGTGGATATGGACGGTGTTCTAGTAGATTTACACGCAAAACTTAGGGAATATCCTGAAGAAATTGTAAAATCTGTAGGAAACGATATTGATAAATTACCAGCTCTTTTCTTAGATCCTCCCCCCATGGAAGGTGCGGTTGAATCATTTAACATTCTTTGTTCTTTATTCGACGTATATATTTTATCTACTGCACCATGGGATAATCCAGAAGCTTTAATGCATAAAAGGTTATGGGTTGAAAAGTATCTTGGAAAAAATGCATATAAAAGATTAATTTTATCTCACAATAAACATCTTAACATCGGTGATTATTTAATCGACGATAGAGTTGCAAACGGAGCAGGTCAATTTACAGGAGAACATATTCATTTTGGAACAGAAAAATGGCCAGATTGGAAATCTACACTAGATTATCTTATACCTCGTGCTTAAAGATAAGCTTAATCCAGTTGTATCTTTTTCTATTTTGTAGGTATTTATAATCCTTTTCATTAGCATATGCTTCTCTTTCAAATGAGATATTTCTATACGCTTTAGATCCATAGAAAAATAATTTAATAAACCATTCAGTAACATACAGGGCATAAAAGGGAAGAACCAGGAGTTCTTCTTGTTGTTTAATATGTATTGATTCGTGGTTAATAATCCTCTTCGCTCTTCCTCTCCACCATTTAGAAGAATTATATTTCTCTCTTAAAACGATAAAGGGCCAAAGTGTAATCCCACCTACCTTCATGAACCAGCTTACTGAATTTAAAAATTTGTCGTTGTATTTTATAATTGGTGTCTTCATACAATATATATCTGATATATAATTTAAGCCCACGTCAGAACGCTGACACTTAACTTCTTGGGCAAGAAACTCAAACAATTTTTAAAATAAAATGATGAAACGTATATTCATCGCATTGCTAGCACTGTATGGTTTTATAATCCATGGGCAATGCGCACCTGACGCTATAGTAAATAACATAGAAATACAGACAGGATGTGTTGGGGATATTCCAGTATATAATGTAGAATACACTGTTCTTAACATAGGTGACGAGCCTATTACCGAATACTGTATTGAAATATGGAATGAAGATTATTATCAATGTTTTGACAGTGACCTATTTGGTAGTTATGAAATACCACCAGGGGAGGGTCAACTATTTGCTACACAATTCTTTGAATTTACTGGAAATCTAGGAGGCTTTTTTGTAGTTTCAGTAGATAGCGTTAATGATGAAATCATAACAGGTAATAATAACACAACGGTCTATTATCCAGTAGAATGGGAAGAATGCCCAATCGAATGCACACCGGATACTGTTGAAGTTTTAACGTATATTTACCAAATAGATTCTATTTTTACCACAATATATGAAACAGATACTCTTTTTGTTGAATTACCCAATGATACTGTTATTGAATACGTAGACAACTTTATTACAGATACCCTTTATATAGAAACAATTGATACAGTATACGTTGATGTTGAGGTTTTCGTTACTGACACTATTACAGAAATAGAATACATCACAGAATATGTTACCGATACTCTTTTTATTACAACTGTTGACACTATCGAAGTGATCGTATATGAATTCTTAACAGATACGGTTTATGAGTATATTTCTATTGATTGTGAAACAGGATTAGAATGTATTGAAGATCCGGGTTTGACATGCCCTGATTGGACGAGTGTTTATATTCCTAATACCTTTTCACCAAACGGAGACGGATATAATGATACATGGGAAATGATATACGACCTAGAATGCTGGGTTGATGTAGAGTTTAAGGTGTTTAATAGATGGGGAGGTTTAGTCTATGAAGGAAGAGGAGATTCCTTTGATTCATATCCATTTTGGAATGGAAGTGTAAACGGAGGAAGCTATTACGTAGCAGATGGAATTTACATATATACGTTTTATGCGAGAAAAATAAACTCAGTAGAAATATTTAGAAGAAATGGACACATTTCAATATTTAGATAAAATAATTTGAAAAAAGTCAGCCTAAAATTTTTATTTGTCACCGGAATTGGTTATATTAGTAGAGTAATAATTAATAAAACAAACCATGTACACAGAACTTTCAAAAAGAAACAGAGAATTACTTTTAAACGGAGCAAAAACAACAGGATCCTTTACAGAAGGATATTACTATATTGAAGAAAGCCTATATAGCGATGAAGCTAGTGAGCTTTATTCTTTTTGTGAATGGATCGACAATATCATTGGAGGTGCAGGCCCTGCAAACATTTCTACTTTATGGTTAGGATTTAAATATCCTGAGGTAGATGCATTTTCTGAATCTTGTGTCTACATAAAAAAACAGATGGACAAAATTAAAGCATACTCCATATAATGAAAACATATAAAATCCAAAGACAGCCACCATTCCGAGATTTTGCGATAGTTAAAACCTTAAGCGGAACTTATGTGTGCCCTGGATGGCACCCTGTTGAACCTGGGACAACACGAGATCAGATAATCCTAATAGAACCTGAAGACGCCCCAGTTATTAACAACCCTGTTAAAAAGTTGGTCACAAATCAAGTGAAACAAACTAAAACCTTCAGGGTATTATCTAGTAACGGTAAGTCATATTACAATGTTCAATTTAATGGTAAAGATTGGAGTTGTGATTGTCCCGCGAGTAATTTCTTTCGAGGCCCTTGTAAACATATTAAGGCAAAGAAAGAAGAATTAATAACTTCTAAATAATTTCATATGAAAAGCGTTTTAAACATTTTAAACTCATTAGTAAAAGGATTTTCTAACCACTATTTTAGGCTGATGGGTCTTCTTTGGATTTTTGCATCTTTTGTTTATATCGGAGATCCTAGATTTTGGACCATCTTAGGATTCGGTGTAATTTTTACAGGTATTCAAAGTTTACTGGAAAAAGAGTAAGATAATAATCAAATATTGGCAATTGTCATAGGGGGATGCAGATAAATAGATTAAATTAAAAATATTTTTATTTAATATGCCAATACAAATTTCAGGTCAAATATCTATATCAGATATTACTAGCGAAATCCCAACTTTAATAGGTAATGTAAGTTTATATACCCTATCAACTGCAAATATAAATATTAATAGCCCTTCTAGGCCAGATGGATCTGCTCCACATGCAATGTCAGAATTCTATGGATATGACCACTCTTATAATCCTGGTACGCTTTGGGTTGGAAGTGATCCAGCTCGAACCGATAGAGGCCAATGGGATTTATTATGTGGATATCCACTGTATATTACATACCTACTAAACACTCCATCGCCGTTAATAGGTACAAACGTTAGAAACTCTGACGGTTCAGCTTTATCCTTGCTACCCGCATATATTGCGTTTTCCGGTAAAAATGTTGCAGAGCTAGATGGAGGCGGTAATATTGCGAAATTTCACTCATGTGTGAATATAGGTGATCCATTCGACCCAGGTAGTGGAATTGGATTAACTCCAGCCCCAGGTGAAGGAGATGATCCTGAAGATCCATTTAATATTCCAAGATAATATAGCTATTATTTAACATTAAAGAAAGTGAGATTTATTCTCACTTTTTTTTTTGAAAATAGTGAAACAAACAACCCCCTGTTGATATAAATACCGTAAGATGAACAAATTTAAAATCAAACTGAAGATGTGGTTTATTGGAATGACAATTCCAGTTTGGTTTAGAAAGATTAGAAGACCACGTTTGTGGAACGTTCTTTGATTTATGGTGTAACACTACAACATGCCGGAGTGGTGGAATTGGTAGACACGAGGGACTTAAAATCCCTTGGACAGTAATGTCCGTGACGGTTCGAGCCCGTCCTCCGGTACAACATAGAATAGAAAGAGGCAAAGGTAAATTCCCATACAAGTGTATTAATACAATGGGTTCGGCCGAAACAGCGCAATCTAAGAAGGAGACTGACGAGTCCGCGCTTAAGGGTAGCTTCTATTCTTACTTTTTTAAATCAATATAATTTTATCGAATGGACCAGTAGCTCAGCTGGATAGAGCATCTGCCTTCTAAGCAGACGGTCACAGGTTCGAATCCTGTCTGGTTCACCATGGACTTTTAGCTCAGTTGGTTAGAGCACCGCACTCATAATGCGTAGGTCGTAGGTTCGAGCCCTACAAGGTCCACTTAGATCTCTTAGCTCAGTTGGTAGAGCATCACACTTTTAATGTGAGGGTCCAGGGTTCGAGCCCCTGAGGGATCACAATATATACTCTTGTAGCTCAATCGGTTAGAGCAGGATCCTTATACGATCAAGGCTATGGGTTCAAGTCCCGTCAAGAGTACAGAAAGAGGAGATGAGAAAAATTATTAGAAATATTAGATTTATATTTAGACGATACTTAAACTTCAGTCAAATAGACTGGACGGGTAAAGTGTCTATTACAAAAAACAAGGATGGTTCACATACTACAAATTGGACTAAAGGGAACGATGCAACTCCAAAGGGTGCACGAAACAAGCCATTTGTGATGTGTGATCAGGATTCTATAATTCGAAATTATACTAAAACAAAAAGAGGTACGTGCATTTTTAGATACACTGTATTAATACCAGAAGGATGGAAGAACGAAGGAGATATGTTAACAATAGAAAAGCATATAAAACCACTAGTTCAATGAATTTTAATGAAGAACAGATAAACAGAATTATAGAAATGGCATGGGAAGATCGAACCCCGTTTGAAGCCATAGAATTTCAATTTGGAATTAAGGAAAACGGAGTTAGAAAAATAATGAGGAAGCATATGAAAGAATCCTCATTTAAAATGTGGAGAGAACGTGTAAAAGGAAGAAAAACTAAACATAATAAAACTAGCGAATCTAAAAGATTTAAATCGCAAAATCAAAAAAACTAATGGAATTTATTTTAAACGTATTAACTGTCTTTTTGACACTTTTTGCCGTCATTGATATGCCAGGTAACGTTCCTCTCGTCATTCGTCTTAGAAAAGAAAACGGAGAAATAGAAACAGCTAAATCTACAATCGTTGCAACCATTATTATGGTTTCAATTTTATTTATAGGTGATTTATTATTTAAACTATTAGGTCTAGAAGTGTTTCATTTTGCTTTAGCAGGTTCTATGCTTCTCCTCTATTTTGGTGTTAAAATGGTTTTAGGAATTGAATCTGAAACTTCAAGTGAACCAATGCCTCCTTCTATTTTTCCTATTGCTTTCCCAATTATTGCAGGACCAGGTACTTTATCCACTATTATATCATTAAACCAAGATTTTTCTACACCAACTATTATAATCGCTATTATCGCAAACGCAATTGCTATTTTTGCTTTCTTAAAATCAGCTGATTGGATTCAAAGAAAACTTGGTAAAGTAGGTCTAACGATTATGGAAAGAGTTTTTGGAATTATTCTAATCGCAATAGGTATGAAAATTTTAATTAACGCAATGGTGTTAAGTATTAATCATGCTCTTCAAATGATAGGATAAACATTTTTCATTTTTTTAGTATAAATACCATGACTGGAAATCAATACATGGATTTATCAATTGAAAACACTTTCAATGTTCTTACAGGTATTCAAACCTTTGAAGACATTTTAGAAAACGCAACAGAACCTCCTGTTTTTTTCGTAGAACCCGGTGCAGGATTAGATAATGACCAAATAGACGCCATGATAGAACATTATGAATTTTTTGAAGAGTATGAAAAGTGTGGTTTTCTTCTTAAAATGAAATCTTAATAATATAACATTCTACTCTTTTACTTAAAATGACACTCACGATACAACTCGTGAATATATACTTTATATGGATGCACAACGTATTCATTCTTAAAAATAGTGAAAGTCATGAAAAAACTTATAAGTTGGATAAGCCAAATCCTTAGAGATGAAAGAGGCAATCCATCATCAAAACGAGTTGTTGGCGTACTTGCCGGTCTCAGTTTATGCGTTACACTAATCTTAAACCAATTTACTGACATCGCTACAGCGCCCTCAGACGCACTAGTTAATGCAGTTGCCGCCCTTGCTTTTGGAGCTTTGGGCCTTTCTTCAGCTGACAAAATTTGGGGAAAACTTCAAGGAAAACAGGAAACGAAGGAAGAGGTTAAAGAAGAATAAGAAAGAAGCGTAGGCAATTAGCATAATCTAAATAAAAGGACAGAGAAATCTGTCCTTTTTACGTTATATTCATTAGGATATAGAATAGATAATTATGAAACATTTATATTTAAATGAATATAATTATAAATCATTTAATTAAAAAGATAGAATGAAAGTATACGTATTTGACGTAGATGGAACATTAACACCAAGTAGATTAACAATAGATCCTAATTTTAAGAAATTCTTTTTAGAATGGATGAAAAACAAAAAGGTAATTTTTGTTACAGGATCAGACAAAGATAAAACCATAGAGCAAATAGGGTTAGATGTATGGAATGAAGCAGATGCATGTATGCAGTCATGTGGAAATCATATATTTGTCAAAGGAGAAGAGGTTTCTAGAAATCCATGGGAGGCAGATGAATCTTTAATCGCTCTTTTAGAACAATTTTTGGTAATTTCTAAATATAGAAAAAGAACTTCGAACCACATCGAGCACAGAATAGGTCTTTGTAATTTTTCAGTAGTTGGAAGAGATTGTTCTCAAAGAGAAAGAGAAGACTACGCAGAATGGGATGATTTCAATAAGGAAAGATTAGATATGGCACAACTTATTAATGAAAACTTTCCTGAATTAGAAGCTTCAGTTGGTGGTCAAATCTCAATAGACATACACCCTAAAGGAGCAAATAAGAGTCAAGCTAAGAAATGGATCTTAGAAAATATAGGTAAAGATACCATTATAAAATTTTATGGAGATAAAACCGAAAAAGGAGGTAACGATTATGACTTAGCAAAAGTATTAGAAGCTCCACATGAAGTATATCAAGTAAAGGATTGGAAAGAAACTTATAATATATTAAAAAATGATAATTAACGTATTAATTACAATATTTGTAGTCGTATGGGTGTGGATAATCAGTGAGATTATGAATGCACCGGAATATGACGAAGACGAAAATCCAATAGAAAAATGAAATCATACATTTACGATCCGCCTAGAAACAATGCAACCGATTATTATTATTTCAAAGACGCATTTAATCAAGAAGAATTAGATACTATAGTTAATAAAGTTTCACATATACCCTTCCAACAGGCAAATACACATTCAGGAGACACTGATACTAGAAAATCTAAAATTAAATGGATTCCTCAAACCGAAGAATGGGAATGGCTGTATGAAAAATTAATGATGCTAGCAGGGATGGCCAATGATGAAATGTGGAAATTCGATATAACATCGGCACCTGAAAGCATTCAATATACTGAATATCACGGAGATATTAATGGTGAATATAGTTGGCATCAAGATATAGGTCCTGAGGAATTATCAACTAGAAAAATATCTATAACGGTTCAACTTTCTGACAACTCTGAATATGAGGGAGGAGATTTAATGTTTTGGATGGGAGGAAAGTCACTTGAAGATAATAATATGGTTGCTCCTAAAGGAAAAGGGACAGTTATAATATTTCCAAGTTATATATACCATTCAGTACTACCTGTGACTAAAGGCGTAAGAAAATCATTTGTTCTTTGGTTAGGAGGAGGACATTATAAGTAGAGTATGGAATTAATTTCAACACACCCTGTAAAAAAATCAGATTTAGGATTTCATGGAAATCTTTTTGGAGGTAAATTATTAGCATGGGTAGATGCAGCTGGAGCTTCATTTGCTTCACAAGTATGTGATTCACCCAGAATGGTAACAGTTTTAATAGACGAGTGTGTATTTAAAAAACCAGCAAAAGAAGGACATCTTCTTAAAATATACGGAGATGTAAAAAGTATAGGTAGAACTTCAGTTACTCTCGAAATTGAAGCAAGATCACATAACGTTTATGACGGAAGACAGGCCATCATTTTAGCAACAAGTATAAAATTTGTTAGAATCGATGAGCAAGGAGAACCAATCCCAATTAGCCAAAGAGTTAAAAATAAATATAAGAAATCGGAACAAATTTGAGGTCTCTTTGATATATACTTTAAATAAAATTATAACTAAAGAATGAAAGCACTTATAGTAATTGCACAACCAGATATGAATAGCTTTGAGCAGAATGTAATGCTCAGAACTATTGCAAGAGTATTTGAAGTATTAGAAATAAAATATGAAGTATTAGACCTTTATGTAAATGGAAAAGTAGGTCCAGAAGCAAAGCCTAAGAATTTTAAATTAAGGGTTAAGAACGCTAGCCATGTTTATATTATTGCAAATTCTGCATGGTTACCTTTAGTTGATTTATTTTTAGAACCATATAATTTTGAAGGAAAACATGTAGAAGCGATGATTTCTCATAACAGAAAGAAAAGCGTTTGGAGATGGTTAAGTTCAGAAGTTAGATTAGCCCAATCTGCATTCGGTTCTTCGATTAAAAAACTATTTGCAATAAAAGCTAGCCATTTATGGGATGTTGATGAGCTTTCAAAGCTAGAAAAAAATAGCTACATTAAGAAAATTAGAGAAGAAATCTTAAATGATTTCAACGAGGATTAATAGCTAAATCTCGTAGAGAAGGAACTTCGGTTCCTTTTCGGGGATTAAATTGAAAATAATTTGAAAAAAAGCAGTAAAAAATTTTTATTTGTCGCCGGAATTGGTTATATTAGTAGAGTAATAATTGATAACAGATAACAAATGAAAAAAATTCTAACATTTACTCTTCGACATTCACTTGGCGATTGTACCAATAATGGTTTAACTTCACAAAAAGATTCTATCGATATGTATTATGGATCAGATCTTAATGAAGCTCTTAATAGTGTAAGAACTGAAGGAATTCTTGATGAACTTCCAGAAGATTCTCTTATTCTTATTGAAAGAAATCTTTTTGGAAAACCTGCAAACTATGCAGTTCCAGTCAGTATTTTAAAGAAAGGTCAGCATTCAATGTCTGGTGGAAACTTCGTTTATACCTCAGACTCTAGGTTTCCTAGTGATGCTCCAATTAGTGTTCATGATAGAGTAGAAAATAATTAATATGAAAGAACTTAAACTTACCCAAGAATTTGTAGATAAATCAAATTCAACTAATTCCAATACGGATAAACTTAATGTAATTAAGGAATATTCTAATCAACCAGATGTCCTTAAAGTGCTGCAGTATACATATGACACGTTTAAACAGTATTATGTTACTTCAAAAAATTGTAAAAAGAGAAGTGACCTGGTGCTTCCCTTTGGCACGTATAAAGATATATTTTCTTTGTTAGATGCATTATCTTCTAGGCAAATCACTGGTCATTCTGCCATTGAAGCTGTAAATACCTTTGTTGAAGAGAATAAAGAGTATGAAGAATTGGTTTGGAATATTATTGATAGAAACCTTAAAACAAGGTCTACTATCTCAATGATTAACAAAGTGGTTCCCGGTCTTATTCCAACCTTTGACGTTGCGCTTGCACAGGCGTATGATGATAAAACTAAGAAGAAGGTTGATTGGAATGATGGATGGTACGCTAGTCGTAAACTTGATGGAGTAAGATGTTTAGCAATTATCGATGATAAAGGAAATGTAAATTTTTATTCAAGAGCGGGTAAAGAGTTTACAACCCTTGATTCTCTTAAGCCATCTATTCAAAAATTAGGTCTTACAAATATGGTATTTGATGGTGAAGTTTGTATGGTAGATGAAAATGGAAATGAGGATTTCCAAGGTATCATTAAACAAATTAAAAGAAAGGACCATACAATTGAAAAACCGTTCTATTATATTTTTGATCTTCTAACCATTAAAGAATTTAGCGATAAAGAATCTATCACTACTCTTTCTGAAAGGCTTGAAACTGCAAGAGCATACGTAATGAATGACGATTACATTGGAGTCTTGAAGCAAATTCTCGCTGACGACATGGTAATGGAAACCATGATGGAAAAATCAAAGAGAGAAGGATGGGAAGGTCTTATGTTACGTAAAGATACAACGTACAAAGGTAAAAGAAGCGCAGACATTCTTAAAGTTAAAAAATTCTACGACGATGAATATGTCGTAGTTGACCTTGAAAACGCAATCAATAGGGTTATTGTTGATGGAAAAGAGGTTGAAGAAATGATGCTTAAAAACGTAGTCATTGAACATAAAGGAAGTAGAGTTCAAGTAGGTTCTGGTTTTTCTCATGAACAAAAAAGATACTACTACGAAAATCCTAGTGAAATTTTAGGAAAGCAAATCACGGTTCAATATTTTGAAGAAACTCAAAATCAACATGGAGAACATTCTCTTAGATTTCCTGTGATTAAAGCAGTGTATGAAACAGGACGTACTTTTTAAGGTATAATTTAAAAATTAATATATGATAATAGTTTTAGGTGACGGTCTTTTAGCAGCCGAACTTATTGGGCAAACAGGATGGAACTACATTTCTAGAAAAAATGATGGTTTAGACTTTAACAATTTATCAAGTTTAATTAATCTGATTCCAGATGAATGCAATACTATTATAAATTGCATCGCGTATACGGATACGTATTCTGACAATAAAGCAAAAATGCTTAAAACAAATTATCATTCTGTTGCAAACTTGGTAGATTATTGTAATGCAAGAGAGATTAAGCTCATTCATTATTCTACAGATTACGTCTATGCAGGATCTGTTCCTAATGCAAGTGAACATGATATTCCAATTCCAGATAGAACCTGGTATGCTTATTCTAAATTATTAGCAGATGAATATATTATTAGGCATTCTAGCGATTATCTTATCGTAAGAGGAAGCCATAGAATTAATCCATTTCCATACGAAAATGCCTGGGAAAATCAAATAGGAAACTTTGATGATGTTGATGTTTTGGTAAAGCAATGGATTCAATTAATACGAAATAACCAAAGGGGAGTTTGGAATATAGGAACTCCTACTAAGAGCGTTTATGAATACGCTTCTAGAGAAAGAGAAGTAAATCCAATGCCAGCTCCTGAACATTTTCCAAAAGACACGACAATGGATCTTACTAAACTAAATACGTTTCTAGAAACTTTATTAGAAATAGAAGTATAATAGTTATGCCGAGAGAAGTTAGAATGACGATATGTTCAGGGTGTATTGAAGAATTCCCAAATGATGATCTTTACACTGTTAGTAGATATATGAATAGGGCAAATCCTAATCCTAAAAATTTATACACAACTCCATATTGTGAAGACTGTGTAAAAAAAGACAAAGAACACTACGTTGAAATTACACAAGAACCAAAAAGAATTCTAAAGGAGAAAGCAAAGGCTGAACGTGCAAAGGAGAGAGCAAAGGCAAAAAAGAAAAAAACCACCAAGAAAAATGCAAAGAAATAAAATTGGAATTACATGTTCTACATTTGATTTATTCCATGCAGGTCATGTGAAGATGTTAGAAGAAGCTAAAAAAGAGTGTGATTATCTAATAGTAGCACTGCAAACAGATCCCTCAATCGATCGACCCGACTCCAAGAACCCTCCTATTCAGTCTTTAGTAGAGAGATACATTCAAGTAAAAGCATGTAAATACGTAGATGAAATAGTTCCTTATCAAACAGAAAAAGATCTTGAAGATATTTTTGCAAGCTTTGATTTAGATTGTAGAGTTTTAGGAATTGAATACAAAGATAAAGACTTTACAGGAAAAGATACGTGTTTAAAAAGAGGAATTGAAATCATATATAATAAAAGAGATCACAGTTTTTCTAGCACAGAGCTTCGAAACAGGGTATGGGAAGTAGAGCATGTAAAAAGTTTACAGCAAATTGAAAAAAAATTCAACAAAAGTTGAAACTAATTTGATAACCATAGTATAATTAACTGAATTTAAAAATTATTAAGAAAATGACAGATTTATTAACACAAATCCAAGAAACACTGGACTCGATTCAGGACGACGCTACCAAATTTAACGAAAAAGGAAATAAGGCAGCTGGAACAAGAGTAAGAAAAGGAATGCAAACTATTAAAGCCTTAGCACAAGATGTAAGAGTTGCAGTTTCTGAAGCAAATAAGGCAAGAGTCTAAGGTTATATAGATAACCAAAGAAAAAGTTCTTTAACATATTGTAGAAGGCACATTTGATACTGATCATTGATAATGTGAGTGTATGGCTGAAAAAATCCTAATGGAAAGAGGGATTAAGGCACACCAGACATCGAACACGATTCGACTTAGTTGCTAAAAATAAGTAATTAAGACTTGACAAAGTAGAAGGTGGTAAATCGGGAAAGATAAATCTAACCAATTTTTCCGAGAGCATTGCAAGTACCCGAAAGGAAACCTTGCCGAAAACTGACCGAAAAATCCTATCTTATAGGGGATAAGGTATGACTAAAGCTATGGTGGCGCATCAATGGAACCTAACAGTTCTGAGATGAACTCTATTAAAAAAAGAGTTAGTTAGTATGCAGTAATCATTACAATAAGACGATTTTCCAGAGCTGGTATACTCTGGTACACGATCCTTCTATGTTATAACCCAAGACCTAATGCAAATTAGGTCTTTTGGGGGTTAGAAAAACAAGTCAAAGAAATGACAACAAATAACGATCAAACTAACGGCAATACTCAATTAAATGGAGATAGAAATGCATTTAATCAAAGAGTATCTAGATTATTAATGCTAGGTAACACTAAGAAGGTAAAGTGGAGCGATAGAAGAAGATACAGAAACATTTAGATATATAGTATTAAAATACCAACTTAACAATGAAAAAGAAAATGATAGCATTGTCGTTAAGTTCAATACTACTATTTGGATGTGGATCTACAAAGCCTGCATCCGATGAATGTTGCAATAAGGTAGTAACAGAACAAGAGCATCATGAAAAGATTTTAAATGGAGCTTTTTTCGGCATAATAGTTTTTGCAATATTTAGCGCAATAGGAAATAAGCCATAATAAAAGAATATATAGTTAAACAATCAAACACAATTAAATTTATGAAATACATAAAACTGTATGAAGAATTTGTTAACGAAGCTGAGGACGTAAACATTGAAGCACTTCATGAAGAAATAGAAGCTTTAGAAGAAGGTTCTGTAAAACAAATTTTAGGATGGACTTTCTTTCCAGTTTTTTCTCTAGCAACTGTTCTTTTTCAAATAACTGCAAAAAAGAAGAAAATTAAAGGAATGATAGCTGATGAAACAGATCCTAAGAAAAAACAAATTCTTAAGGATAAGTTAGAAGCTCTTTCATATGAAGAGGTAGCTGCTAAAGAGAAAGCCGCACAGCAGAAAGAAGATTTAGAAGCTAAAAAAGCACAAGCTAAAAAAGCTTTAACTCCAAAGGAGAAAAAACAATTAGCTAAAGAAACTGCAAAGATGCAGAAGAAATTAGATAAACAAAACAAGAAGATCGCTGATCTAAAAAGAAGCAGTGGATTCTCTAAAGGATTCGCATAATCGTTAACTTTTTTTGAAAATAATTAACCCGAGATTTTTTAGTCTCGGGTTTTTTTGTTATATTAGTATAGTAATTAAAAAGAATGGCAGTAATTAAATGCACCAGTTGTAAATCTATAATACCTGAACAAAGGTTAAAAATGCTTCCTCATACAAAGGAATGCGTTGAATGTTCAAGTGAAGAAGCTAAAGGAGCAGTAGATATAGTTTATCATAAAACTGGAAATACAATACAGATAATGGATAAAGCTCAAGCAGATGCCATTAATAAGTCTGCACGTAGATCTGGATTCGGTTCTTTAAGAGCGATGAAGGGAGGAAGTGGAGGAGGAGATATGAAAGTCACACTTGGAACCACTTCTATTATTCCAAGACAACCTACTCAAGAGGATTTTGAAAAAACAGGCCAGGAAATGATGCAAATGATGGATTGGAAAGATAGGCAAAGTATCATAGATTTTCTAACAAATAAATTAACACAGCGATCTATTAATGGTTCTCAATTTAGGCAACTTAATGAAATCTTAGATCAGTTTATGCCCGAACAAAAAGAACCAATCAAAAAGAAGGAAGAAATAAAGATAGACGAGGAAACTCAATGGGCCTTTAAGAATTGGAAAAATAGCAGAGCCTTTAAATAACCTCAAATTTAAAAATAAACATTTTCTAAGAAGGTTATATAATATTCAAATTAACGTTCTTAAACTTATTGAAACATTAATGGGGAATTAGCTCAGCTGGCTAGAGCGCCTGCCTTGCACGCAGGAGGTCATCGGTTCGACTCCGATATTCTCCACTAAGGACTATAAACAGAGCAGCTTTAACATCCTAGGCAATGGAAGCGTAAGGCTCAGGTTTTAAGTCCTTTTCTGCGAAAATAGCTCAGCTGGTAGAGCATCA